CAGCGTCGTCCATCAGTGTGTCGATCATTTTGCCGAACTCTGTGCGCGTGCGGTACACGTAGCTCATCTCGATAGAGCCTTCGCCACCTTCAAGCATTGGGATGTTGACGATTGCTTTGAAGTTTTTAGGGCGTGAGCCAAGTACGATTTTTGCCATTTGGATGTTTCCTTTGGGTGTTGAGAATGCCAGTAGAAGAGCTGTCAAGCAGATCATTTGGTTCACCCATTGTATTCCAAAAACTTTTCAGTTGTGACATTCACAAAAACAAAAACCCCGCATGATTTCTCATGCAGGGCTTCTGTAAACCTACGTCAGTGATTAGCTGGCGTAAGAAATCGAACGACCCAACAAAGTCAAGGCGGCAGTGACGCTGTTTGCTTGGTTGACGTTCAAAGATGGAGCCTCAGACACGCTCATGTAGCCGTAACCGTAGGTCACAGCGCCACCAGACAAGACCATCTTGAACGCGACTTTAGACAAAGTGCGGCTGATGTCGAGCATGGTGATGTAGTTGGCGTTTGATGGATCGTGACCCAAAGTTAGCGTGATGCTGGTGGCGTTGAAGCCGGTTGGGATGTTGATCGAGTTACGACGAGCGATTGGGCTGATGGTCGTGAAACGAGCGTCGCCGCCAGAAGTGGCGATGGTCAACACTTGAGGGATCTCAGTCCAGCTAGACACTTTCTGTGCGTTGCCAGTACCAGTGCCAGCAGAGTAGAAGTCTGTGTCGGTAGAGTTCAAGCCAGTGACGCCGAATGTGTCAGCAGTCAAAGAATCGACTTTATACACGGTGTCGGTCGCATCTTCCCAGCCAGAAGTCAAGATGACCTCGTCGCCGTCTGAGTAGCCGTGCGAAGTCGCAGTGGCCACAGCAGTGGAAGCGTTAGACAACGCTGTGATTGTTTTGGCAGAGGCAAAGTCCTGAGAAAAATAGAACTTGCTGCCTTCGGGGAAGAAATAGGCCATGATTAAAACTCCTGTGAAATGTCCGGCCGGACGAAGCACTTACGTGCGCCATTGAGCGAAAACCACTCTACGTAGATTTTAGAGTGATTTTTGTATGAGTTGCAAGCTCTTTATCGCAAGTCTCGAATAACGAAGTCCTGAATCGCGCCGCGCAATCCAGTCTCTTGGTCTGCAACTGAAACCAATTCTGCTGATGCCTGCGCAGCAAACAGAGTCGATGTGCGCAGCGCGGAGTCCGCGGCCAAAATCAACTGAGATGCACCAAGCCTTGTTTCTGCCCAAACGTTGATCTGAATCACTGCCTCGCGCATATTCGGAACCGACTTTCCAAGTGGTTTGATTGACGTGCCGCCGATCTGATTCCAAGTGATAAACGGGCGAGCCGTGTTCTCTGGAGCGAAGTCTGGGTAGACGTTATCGCACACAGTTTTCAGTACCGTGTAGACGTTTGATTCGAGACTCATAGTTCACCGATCCTCTTCATGATGACGCTTTCAACCGCAGCAATCGCTTCGGCTCGTTTGTTGATCAAAGCAGGCCGAAGAAACGGCTTTCTGTTTGGTGCAAATGGGTTTAGACCGTACTCAACGAATAATCCATACGGAGCTTTGGTGAAGTTCCAGCTCACATGGTAAGTGGCCTTTTCTGTCGTTGAGTTGTCTTTCGAGTAGACCTGATAGATGGCTTTTTGCAGGTTGCCTGGCTCAAACCTGTACCGGCCAGCTTTGCTGTCTCCACCTTTTTTCCATGAGGTTCCATAGAAAAAGTGCGGCTTGTCGCTTCTACCGGCCAATCGCTTGGCCTCTTCGTAGAGCACGTTTGCTCCAGCTTGCGCGGCTGGCCTGACAGATTCCTCTGCGGCATCCTCAAGGCGAGACATCAGAGCGTCAAATTGAGACGTGTCAACACGAATGTTGACGCTCTTGGCTCCTTTAGCCACCGTATACCTCGCAAACCAGATCCATGTAGTCCTTGTTTGCGACATCGCGCAAAACTGATTGGATCTGATATGTCACCGAGCCGTGCACAACGCGCATAGCAGCCGTCACACCGGCTTTGTAGCGAACGCGAATGCTAGCCTTGACAGTTGATGTCACCTCGCCAGATTTGATTGACTCCATGCCGCTTTTGTGGCGAATCTCAGCCCACACGGTTGCAAACGTCGTCCAAGTGCTGACTGGCTGGCCAATCTCATCCTGAGTAGCCGACTGCTGTTGAATCGTCATGCGATTTTTTAGGCTGCCTGCTTGCATTTACATCCCCATGTTGATGCGGAACGGGTCAAGCTCCATTGACTGTGCTGTTGCAACAAGGTGGCCAGCTCAAGGACATTTTCGGCAGCGCAGGATTGGCTGCGCGAGCGCTTGGCGGTTACATCGCAGGATTGGTGAATCCGTTCACCGCAGCTGCTGCTGCAATCGGAATCTTGGGCTACGGCTACATGAAGGGCGCGGCCGAGAATGAGGCTTTCAACAAGACATTGATCTTGACTGGCAACGCGGCAGGCACGACGGCTCTTGAGTTGAGCAAGATGGCCGCAAGCCTTGATAAAGGCGCGATCACACAAAGCCGTGCGGCCGAGGTTCTGAATGCTTTTGCACAGTCTGGCAAGATTGGAAAAGAGAATTTTGAACGGTTCACCAAGGCTGCGATTGAGTTTGAAAAAGCTGGCGGAGACTCTGTAGACAAGGTCATCAAAAACTTTGAAGATCTTGGTAAGGCTCCGTTGCAGGCTTCTATGAAGCTGGCTGAGTCGACGAACTACCTGACTCGATCTGTCTATGCGCAAATTAAGGCGCTTGAAGAGCAGGGCAAGACAACAGAAGCTGCTAAGGTAGCTCAGGATGCCTACTCCGCATCTCTTGAGGGCGCGACACCTAAGCTGGTTGCAAACATTGGCCTGATCGAAGGCTCTTGGAAATCACTCAAAGAGTCGACAGTCGGTGCGCTGGCTGGCCTGCGTGATGGCCTTCTTGACATTGGCCGACCAGACGCGGAGCTTAACAAGCTGCGTGAGCAATTGGCCAACAAGCAAGGGTACCTGAAGTCTCTTGAAGGTCGCCAAGGCTCAGAGCTCGCAGGTCGAGAAATTGAAGACTTGAAGGCTCGCATTAAGCTGCAAGAAGATTTCCTTGGTATCACCAAAGACATCGCAGACGCAGAGGCTAAGCGAATCAAAAATCAGCAAGAGTCAGCGGCAATCGGTCTTGGCGAGAAAGCCAAGTCGTTCTACTCGGATGAGAAAAAGCGCGAAGTGGAGCGTGCGCAAGCTGACGCAGCCAAGGAAAAGGCTCTTACCGGCCTAACCAAAGGAACCGCAGAGTACAACGCAGTTTTGCGCGATTACGAAACAGTCATTGCTGGCATCAATCGTGGCGCTGGCAAGGAATACGCAGACTCGATCAACAGTCAAATCTCAGCCGTTCAAGCTCGCATTAAGTCAGAGAAAGAGATGCTCTCCCGACTTGAGGAGCGCGGCAAGTTTGCAGCAAAGATCACTGAAGGCGAGAAGGAGGCTTTGCGCGTCTCTGAGCAGATCGCAAATGCGAAAAGCGCCGGTGAACGAAAAATGCTCAAAGAACTTGAGGGTGCATACGCGTCTCTCGGTGAAGTTCAAAAGAAAATTCAGTCGGAAACAATAATGGCTGGAGCCGAAGAGTCTTTGGCCAACGCCAAGGAGATCGCAAAGGTCTATGAGGATGAGTTGCGACTCACAGGCTTGACTGCGCTTGAGCGACAAAAGATTGTTGCAGCTCGTTCTGTTGATTTGAAGTACGCCAAACAATTGCGTGAGATTGAACAATCTGGAATGAATGGTGACAAGAAGAAAGCCGCAATTGAGGTTATTGACGAAGCCAAGGCGATTGAAAAATCAGCCGCAGTCAACAAAGTCATCCAAGACGATTTTGCAAAGACGGCCGATCAGATCAACCAGTCTTTGACAGACGCTTTGATGCGTGGATTTGAGAGCGGTAAGAGCTTTGGCACGAACCTCAAAGACACGCTTGAGAATATGTTTAAGACGATGATTCTTCGTCCGACCATCTCAGCAATCATTGCGCCAGTTGGCGGCGGCATCTTGTCTCTGTTCTCTGCTGGCGCTCAGGCCGCTGGAGCTGGCGCTGGATCAGCTGGCGCAAGCTCTTCGTCATTGAGCTTTGCAAACGGAATGTCGACTTACCAGATGCTCAGCGGAATCAAGACTGTTTTGACGGACGGCGTCGCTTCTGCCATTGCGCAGGGATTTGGAGCTGTTGCAGGCTCAAGTGCTGGACAGGCACTAGGCCTGTCTACTGCTGAGGCGGCGACATCAAGTCAAGCTGCGTCTTATTCGCTGACTCAGAGCGGCCTAGCTACACAGCAAGCGCTGACTGTGGCTGGTAATGCTATTGCTGCCTACGCAATGAGCAAGGCGATCAGCGGTGAATACAAGATTGGAAACGGCAAGCTGATGGACATTGCCACAGTTGTCGGCTCGACATACATCGGCCCTCTGGCTGGCGTTGTTTCCGGCATCATCAACCGTGCGTTTGGCATGGGTTCTGTTCGCACAACTGGCTCCGGAATCTCTGGCACGCTGTCGACGCAATCTGGCGCTGACGTGCAGAACTTCCAAGACTGGTCGCAGTCTGGCGGATGGTTCCGATCAAGCCGATCTGGCACGAACTTCAGCGCAGTCGCTTCAGAGTTGGATCGCTTCCTTGATTCGTCTGTGAAAAACATCGCAGAATCGACTCGCGACTACGCGAAGTCGATTGGTGCTGGTGCGAGCTCGATCAACAACTACAGCAAGTCGATCAAGATTAGCTTGGCTGGGTTGGATGCGACAGCTCAGGGTAAAGCGATCGAAGACGCTCTTGGCGCGTTTTCTGAGGATCTCGCCAAGCGAATCATCAAAGACAACGCATTTGCATTCTTCGATGGCTGGTTTGTTCCAGTCAAGAAGGAAGGCGAGACTGCGACTCAGACATTGATCCGCTTGAGCGATAGCCTTGGCGCTGTCAACTCTGCGCTGAAATTGTTCAACGATGACTTGCTATCCATTTCGGTACAGTCATCAGTCGCCGCTAGCAACCTGATTGATGTATTCGGTGGTGTTGAAAACTTCCGCAATCAGACATCGGCCTACTACGAGGCGTTCTTCTCTGATCTTGAGAAAAATGCGCAAGTCGCGAAGGCGCTCAAAGACGGCTTCGGTTCAATTGGCTTGGCAATTCCAAAGAGTGTCGAGCAGTACAAGCAGCTCGTAAACGCTCAGAATTTGAACACCGACGCTGGCCAGAAAACCTATGCGGCATTGATTTCTCTTGCACCAGCATTCGATGCTGTGACCAAGGCTAGTCAGAATCTGCAAGGCAACTACGTGCAGTACCTACTCGACCCAGCCGCTCAGCAGGCCGACTACCTAAAGAACTTGCAGTCATCGTTTGAAGCGATCGGCGTCAAGACTCAGAGCGGTTGGAAAGAAATCACGGGTAAGTATGTAACCGGACTGTCTGCTTTTGGCGGATTGATCTGGAAGACGTTCAAAGAGCTAGTTCCAGATATGGTTTCGGCAAAAATGCCAACGACCATCGCTGAATACAAAAAGCTGGTTGACGCTCAAGACGCATCAACAGAAGCTGGCAAGCGTCAGCGTGACGCATTGCTCGAGTTGGCTCCACAGTTTGCAGCGTATATTGATTCAATTGAGCAGGCTAAAGCTGCAATTGCGAATCAGCGAACTGGATTGGAAAACACTCTGCTTAATTTGCAGGGCGACACGGTTGCTTTACGCGCCCGTGAACGCGCTGCATTGGACGAGACCAACCGAGCCCTGTACGACAAGATTACAGCCCTGCAAGACGCCAATGCGGCCCAAGCATCGGCAGATCAAGCCGCAGCAGCTCGCAAGCAGGCCGAGGATGCTGTGGCGCAGGAGCGTACAGGTCTTGACAAGCAAATCCTGCAATTGCAAGGTGACACGAAGGCTCTTCGAGAGTTGGAGCGTGCGGCACTCGACCAGACAAACCGAGCTTTGTTTGATCAAGTTGTGGCTCTTCAAGATGCAAAAGCAGCAGCTGACGCGGCGGCTCAAGCTGAGCAGAACCTTGCAAACGAGCGAAGCAGTCTTGAGATGCAACTTCTGCAAGAGACAAACAACGTGGCCGAGATCCGCAAAATTGAGCTGGCATCGCTGGATGAATCAAACCGCGCGTTGCAAGAGCGCATCTGGGCGTTGCAAGATGAGAAAGCAGCACAAGAGGCTCTGCAACAAGCCAGCCAAGGTACTGTCAGCGAGATCGAGCGACTTAAGCAATCCATGTCTGGCTCGGCATCGGCTCAGTCTGCTGCTGCGTTGCAAGCTCAGTTTGCGACCACAACGGCTCAGGCTCGTGCTGGAGATCTGACGGCACTGTCAAAGCTGCCAACAATCAGCACAGCACTGGAGCAAGCGTTTACCCTTACCGCCAGCACGGCAAGCGAAGTTGCCCGTATGCGCGGCTTCTTGGCTGGTAGCCTGTCTGAGACTCTGGCTGTGCTCGGCGCTGGATCGGCAGAAAAGGCGATTGCAACGATTTCATCGGTTGACCTGACGAATAGCCAGCAAACCGACGGATTGGAGCTCACTCCAACTTCGACAACGTCCGGATTGATGTCTGGCGCGTCGTCGACGGCCGTGCTGATCGAGGAAATTTCAGCCCTTCGTGTTGACAATCAGGCGCAGGCCAGAGCCATTGTGCAACTACAATCTAGGCTCACAAAAGTCGTCGAGCGTTGGGATATTGACGGCATTCCAGAAACAAGGGCGGTGGTATGACAGCAGCAACGTATGCACTGAAAGTCGTAAAGCCATTTACGATGACTACAGCCATGCTGGTGTCGTCCAACGTGCCTGAAGATGACTACGCAGCATGGTCTAGTGGAACTACCTATGCCGTTGGCGCTCGTGTGATTTTGACAAGCACACACAAGGTTTACGAGTCGCTCCAGTCATCGAACACGAATCACGACCCAGTAACCGCATTGACTTGGTGGGTCGAAGTTGGCCCGACAAACCGCTGGAAAGTCTTCGACACATCCAACAGCACTCAAACCACACAGGCCGACACAATCAGCTACAGGATCACACCTGGCTTGGTCGTGAACAACGTGTCAGTGCTGAATATGACGGGCGTTGACACGGTTCGAGTGCGCATGATCGATCCGACTTATGGCACGGTTTACGACAAAACGACGCAGCTTTTGTCGCATCCCGATATTGTTGGCTGGTGGGAATGGTTTTTTAGCATTCGATCGGTTGCTGAATTGTCTGTTCAAGCAGATCTACCTTCGTACCCAGAGGCCGATATTTTGATTGACCTGACCGGCGGTGGCGAGATGTCGGTTGGTGTGATCCTGTTTGGCCAGATCCGAAGCATTGGACTTGGTGTCAATCTCGGCGCAAACGTCGGTATTCAGGACTACTCGCGCAAAGAGACAAATGAGTTTGGCGACACAGTATTGGTTCGTCGAGCCTTTTCAAAGCGTGCCAGTTTTGGTATGCTACTGGAAAAGAAAGATGTGGATTCGACAGTTTCGTATTTAGCCGACGTGCGTGCAACTCCATGCTTATGGATTGGCCACGGAGATTACGAGTCAACGATCATTTTCGGGATCTACAAGGACTTCCAAGTTTCGATCTCGTACCCAACGCATTCTGACTGCACACTTGAACTTGAGGGTCTTACATGACAATCCCAGCACTACCAGACGCACCAGCGTTAGGCGACTCGCCAGAACAATTTAATGCGAAGGCGTTTGCCTTCGTTGCCGCTCTTGATGACTGGGGTACGGCTGCAAACGCAACCGCAGCTGCCGTTGATGCAGACGCAGCTGCTGCTGATGCCGATGCAGCAACGGCAACTACTCAGGCTGGTATTGCTACCACAGCAGCTGGCACGGCAACTACACAAGCAGGCATTGCAACAACTAAGGCTGGTGAAGCTGCGACAAGCGCAAACCTTGCTTACGCGTCTGCTTATGCTGCAAACTTGAGCGCCATTGCTGCTGACGCCTCGGCCGACGCTGCCGCAGCTTCTGCTGCGTCAATTGATCCTGCATCTTTGTTGACGAAGGCTGGCAATCTCTCTGGACTTGCAAGTACAGCGACAGCGCGAGACAACCTTGGCGTTGAAATCGGAGTTGACGTTCAAGCGTTTAATGCCGCGCTTGCTGCAATTGCCGCAAACAACGGCACAAACGCAATGAAAAACCGCATCATCAATGGTGCAATGATGATTGACCAGCGTAATGCGGGTGCTAGTGTTGCGTTGGTAAATACAGCTAATACGTACACAGTTGATCGCTTTTTCGGCTTTGCATCTCAAACATCTAAGCTGACAGCTCAACAAAACGCAGGATCAGTAACGCCACCCACAGGTTTCGTGAACTATCTCGGCGCTACATCTTTGGCTACTTTTACATCAGGTGCATCAGAGTTCTTTTATCTAGGTCAGTTTATCGAAGGTTTAAACTGTGCTGATTTAGCGTGGGGGACTGCTGGCGCATCGACAGTTACGTTGTCATTTTGGGTGCGTAGCTCATTGACTGGTACGTTTAGCGGCGCTCTAGGAAACGGTGCGGCAGATCGTAGCTATGCGTTTACATTCAATATAAGTTCCGCAAATACGTGGGAGCAGAAGACCGTTACGATTGTTGGCGATACATCAGGTACTTGGTTGAAAACAAACAGTACAGGTATTCGTTTGTATTTTGATCTTGGCAGCGGGTCATCTAACAGAACCACGGCTGGCTCTTGGGCATCAGGGTTCTATGTTGGAGCAACAGGAGCAAATTCTCTTGGCTCTGCTTCTGGAGCCACCTTCTACATCACAGGCGTTCAACTAGAAAAAGGCAGCACAGCCACATCGTTTGATTACCGCCCGTATGGGACTGAGTTGGCTTTGTGTCAGCGGTATTACTACCGAATGACTGGCGGTTATTACATCGCTACTGCTTTAAATAACGCGACAAACACAGCAGCCGGAACTATTCATTTTCCAGTTGAAATGAGGGCATCGCCTACATCATTGGAACAGTCTGGAACCGCTTCAAATTATGCGATTGCGTATTCAAATACAGCGGCAAACTGTACTGGCGTACCTTTATTTGTAACCGCTGGTAAAAACGCTGCTGCCGTTCAAATGTCGCTCGGGGCTGTTTTGACGCTAGGCGCGGCATCTCTATTAAGCAACGGAACTACTGGTTATCTTGGTTGGAGCGCAGAATTATGATTTACAAATTACTTCACAAAAACATTGATGGTGTTCAAATACTTGCTCGCATTGACGATGATGGGTTGTGCCGTCTTACTTGCACAGATCAAGACCAAGCCTATTTGAAATGGCTGGAACTTGGAAACGAACCTTTGCCAGCGGATGAATGATGGTTAGCGTTTATTGGATTCGTCATCAAGAACACACTGACATATTTAGTCAGGGGTATGTTGGCATCTCCAATAAACCAAAAGAGCGCTGGAGGCATCATTGCACAAAGCCTAGCAATTTGCACATGAAAAACGCTATTGCTAAATATGGTTGGGACAATTTGGTCAAAGAGGTGATTCTGATTTCAGACAAAGATTATTGTTTGGACATAGAAAAGAAACTTAGACCATCCGACTTTATTGGCTGGAACGCAACACTTGGAGGTGGCTTTCCCCCAAAGGCCAAAAAAGGCATGGGTCAAGGCAGGAAACTGTCAGATGAAACAAAGGCAAAGATTGCCGAAGCAGGAAAGAAAAGGATTTGGTCAGATGAAACACGCGAAAAAATCAGACAAGCATCTTTGGCGCAATGGGCTAGATACCATGCCAATGGCAATCAACACGCCTGAGCCTGCAGACGAACCAACAGCGGAGTAACCGATGACCGACATGATTTCAGTAACAGCAGCCCGTCTAGATACTCATGAGGCTGTCTGTGCGCAACGCTATGAAACCATCAGCGACCGTCTTGATAAGGGCGCTGAGCGTATGGACAAGATGCAGTATCTGATCTATGCGGTGTTGGCTGCTGTGCTTCTCGGCCCTGGTGCTGCTGCTGAGTTCTTCAAGAAGCTGATCGGCCTCTGATGTGGGGCCAGAGATCATGCTGGCTTTGCAAGCAATGCGTGCTGCGTATAGCGGCATTCAGTACTGCTGCGATTGCCTGCGTGAAGGCTCTGTCGAAATTCAGCGCGTCAAGAAAACCGTGGAAGGCGGGGTTGCTGACGCTAAGAAGATTTATGCAGAAGTCACCGGCATTTGGGGGTGGATCAAATCTTTACTTGGTGCGCCTGCAAAACCTAATCAAAGCGCTGTCGCCAAGCAGCATGAAGCCGCCGCCCAGCCAGCCAAATTACCAGCGAAAAAATCCAGCGCCAAAGATGAGTACATCGACCACATCCCCACTCAAGACGAAGTCGTGCAGCAGTTCATCGGGCACGTTGGCGAGTGGTTCGACAAGTACGCTTTCCTGAAGTCGTACACCGAGAAGCGCTACGCAGAAGTTTTTGGCAAGGACGTGATCGACCAGAAGGAAGTGCTGGAGCTAACGCAGTTGCAGGTCGAAGTGGATGCCGCTTACCCAGCGTTGATGACACTGATGACCAGCAATGCGCCATGGCAGCTTGGGCCGATCTGGTCGCAGTTCAAAGAGATGCAGGACAAGGTGAAGGTCGGGCAAGCGGCTCGTCAGATGAAGCAGAAACGTGAGCGTGCTGCGCTGGTGGCGAGACAGCACCGAGAGCGCAACGACCGCATTGACCGCAACGTGACGGTGTTTTTCCTGCTGCTCATGGTGGCCTACTTTTGGTTGTTGATTGGTATCATTGCGAATGTCTAAACCTGACAACCTTGGCGTGATTGTGTTTCTTGGCTTGCTGGTCATGTGCTTTGGCACGGTCATTTTCTGGGGTCTGTTTAAGTTTGCAGTTCAAGATGCTGAGCGCACACGCGATCGTCGTGAGTTGAACAAGGCTGCATTGGTTTTGCGCGAAGAGAGAGAGAAGCTCGAGCGTTTATTGAAGACGGTGGAAAACACCGAGAAAGGCAAGGAGTGAAAGAGCTATTACTGAAAATCATCGAGGCACGTATCAATCGGCCAAAGCCAACCGTCGAAGAGGTTGAGGTGCAAGTGTGGGCCTTCGTGGTTCGCTCAATCACGATCATGGTGATGGTCATTGCGTTTGGTGTTTTGTACGCCATCGCGTTTGAGGTGCAATCAGAAGACTTGGCTCCGATCGACGCCATCTTCTTGGAAATCCTGAAAGCCATCGCCTTCATGGGTGTGGGCACATTGGGTGGTATCTCTGGTCGCAAGGCCACTGCCGCCATTGCGCACGCAATCGTTGGAAATCCGGACGATGGACAGCCTTCTTAATCTGTTGAAGAGCGCAGCCCCAGCGCTGGCCACTGCGGTGGCTGGCCCTATGGGTGGCATGGCTGTGAAGGCCATTGCTGACAAGCTCGGCGTACCTGCGTCAATTGGTGAGGTGACTAAGGCTCTGGAGGCAAATCCGGAGCTGGCGCTCAAACTCAAAGAGATTGACACGCGTGCGTTTGAAGCTGAAACAAAGGCCGTCAGCGAACGTTGGCAGGCTGACATGGCCAGCGATTCGTGGCTGTCTAAAAATATCCGGCCAATGACTCTGATCTACATCTTGTCTGCCTTCATCCTGATGGCGGTGGCAGATGGCTTTGGATTCCGAATCGCCGAGTCCTACGTGAACCTGCTAGGTCAGTGGGGCATGATCGTAATGACCGCCTACTTCGGTGGTCGCACTGTTGAGAAAGTAATGGAGAGCCGCAAATGACAAACTTAACCCCACACTTCACGCTCGAAGAGTTAACGCACACAGATCACCGCGAGCTGGACAATACGCCAACGACCACTGAGAAGTGCATCATTGACGGCAAGGAGGTGCTTGTGAACGCCTATGAGAACCTGCCACGCCTGGCGAACTTCTTGGAGCAGTTGAAGGTCATCTTGGGTGGCAAGCCCATCATGGTGAACAGCGCGTTTCGCTCTGAGGCTGTAAACACTGCTGTCGGCTCAAAGAACACCAGCGACCACCGTCGTGGTTGTGCTGCTGACATTCGCGTGCCTGGCATGACGCCGGACGAAGTGGTGAAGGCGATCATTGCAAGCGAGCTGCCTTACCAGCAAGTGATTCGCGAGTTTGACCGCTGGACGCATGTGGCCATCACCACCAATGAGAGCGACGTGCCCAAGAAGTCAAAGCTCATCATCGACAAGCAAGGCACACGCGCTTACGCTTGATCGTCGTGGTTGTAGATGTCTCTGGTAAGTAGCCAGCACAATACAAAAACCACAAGGCCTGCTGCAACGAAGATCAACCCGATCAACGTCAGCAGGCTTTTTAATTCTTCGCTCATTTCTTTTTCTTCTTTGTTGTGTTGGCCGTGCCTGCTTTGCTGTAGTACATGATTTCTTTTGGCGCAAGGCTGACGCGTTGTGTCTTTGGAAATGTGGCGATGGTAAACACTGCCTTGTCTGCTGATTCGCGCGTTGCCTTGGCCCTTGAGCCGTACTTTGACCCGTTGGCTTGCTGGATGCCTTCGGCTCTGATGGTGGACAAAAATTGTGGCATGTATGTCTGCACGTAGTCTGGGTGAAATGCGTTGATGATGGTCATGTGATTATTCTTTGTTGTTTCTGATGTATGTGGCTGTGCTTGTCGCTGTGTCACCAAATGGCAAGCGCTCGAAGTTCTTGGCGGTCTGCTCTAGTGCGCAGTTCCATCCGGATAGAAAAACAAACCACGCGGCGTCTGATGTGGCAAGGCCAAGGTGGCCGTACAGTTTTTCGAATTGTTCGCGGGCTGGGGTCATGTCTTACTCCTTAATGCCGTGGGCGGCTTCGATTGCTCTGGCAAAAACGATTCGTGTGCGGTTGTTGTGTGCGTTAAGCATCATCGGCGTATTTCCCCAGATTTCCTCAATCTGCTCATCCGTCAGCGGCTTGCGTTGTTGTGGTGTGGTGGATGCAAATACATTCTGCTCTGGGTTCATGTATTCAAGCGCAACCTTAGACACCAGTGAGCCGTTCGTATGCGTCTCGCACATATAGTCTGCGGGGTTTTTGCTGTGCTCCCCATTCAACGTGCATCTGTCTAGGTCTGCTTGCGTGGCTTCTCGCAGGCGAATAAGTTGGCCAGCGGAAATATCAGCCCACCATCCCTGCTTTTCGCGCGGAATTTCTCGGTCGATTTGCTTGCGTGATTTGATCTTGCAGCGGTAAACCTGCGTCATGCCCACAGGCTCACCCTGCTCTTGCTTGGCTAGTGGCGTCCAAGTTTCATATTGCACTTGCGCGTTAGCTTCGCGAATCTGATTAATGTCAGAATCGTCTGGCTCACTAGCAATCCGCTTCATTGCTTCTTTAATCATGTCTTACTCCTTAATGCCGTGGGTGGCTTCTGCTGCACGAACACCACGATGAAAAATTGACTCAGGTTTTAAATCCGCTTGAAACCAATCAGGCTTTTGAGCTTCTATCTGCTCATCCGTCAGCGGCTTGCGTTGTTGTGGCGTGGTGTAGAGAACACGATGTTCGTATGTAGATTCATGCCAAGAGGTTTTATCTTTTCCGTCATACCAAGGCCCTTTTTTGCCAAGCTCTTTAAAACGGTATTGATGAATTGCCACTGGCTCACCTTGTTTTTGCTTGGCTGCTGCGAGAATATCAATCAACATCTTTTCTGCTTGCGACCACGATTGATTCTTAGCGGAAAGAAGTGGCTCAAGATTTTTGATAATTTTTTCCACAATCGACACAGGCTCACCCGTATGCTCGCTATCGCTGCGCTGCTCTTGCTTGACCAACTGCTCTTTCAGACGCTTTATTTCATCTCTGGCTTGCATGAGTTCAATCATGGTAGTGATACCCATGCTTGCAATTTCTGTTGCTTCGCTCATTTGAATTTCTCCAAAACTGCTTTTTCCGTCAGTTGCATGACAGTCATGTAATTGATTTCGTAAGGCGGTGTTCTTGATTGAGCATTAACAATAATGTCTGCAACATCATTCATCGTTAAAACTTTACAAAATCCAACAGGCTCACCCTTATGTGGCTCCGCCACGTGCTCTTGCTTGGCTAGGGCTTCTTTAATTGCGTCTCTAGCCTCAAGTGGTCGCAAAATTGCACCGTGTTCGCAGTACATTTCCAACGCCTCAAGCGCCAGCTTCATTGCTTCTTTACTCATGGCACATCCTTTGGCAGCATCGCTTTCATTCCTCTGATCCAGTTTTGAATCGGGCGTTCTTCGCGGCATTGATCGAAGTGTTGCTGCGCCAGCCAGTCGAGTGCTTCTTCTGGTGTTGTCACTATCCATATTTCTTTTTCTGCGACTTGTTCTTGTTTGGTTTTGCCAACGCAAGGGCCAAGGCCGCATTTCTTGCATGTGCGTGGATATGATTTGCCTTGAGCACGTAAAGTATCGTTGCAAGTGCTGTCTTGCTCTTGCTTGGCTAGTGCTTCTTCTAACTTCAGAATCATGGCTTGTGCAATACGTTTCGCCTTTGCACCGTTTGTCCATGAATCGTAAGTCTCATCTGCTATTTCTTTGAACGCCTCAAGCGCCAGCTTCATTGCTTCTTTACTCATGGCTTTCCTTTCCAATCAAAAATCCAAGCAAAGCTGGAAATGCACTAAACACAAAAAATGTAAAAGGCAACATAGATGTGACTTCACTTGGAGTTGTCATTTCACCAACTTTAGTTGCTGCAAATGTCACCCATCCAGTTGTCCAAACAGTAAAAATAACAATAAAATATGTTTTCATTACATTGGGCTTTCTGGCAGTTGTGCGCGTTGCGCTTGTTGATAGGTTTTGATTTGTTTGGCAGTCCAAGGAACTGCGCCTGTTGCTGGTGGGAAAGGCCACGATTGGTTACTCATAGTCATCATCCTTCTCAACAGGCTCAACGCCTGAACCATGGCACTTCTGACAGGTTAAGCCGTCATACATTCCTTCGCCTGACCCGCTGCACCATGAGCAGATTTCGTCTTCTTGGTCGTCGTCATTCATAGCTGCACCTGCGTTGGCCATGGGCCGCGAATTTGAGTTCTTACACCTGAGCCTGTGTCTTGAATCACCTTGCCACACTTGGCCGCGTACATGGCGCGTTTGCGAGCCTTGTATTTCTCGTCATAGATTCTGCGAGGCTTAGGTGGAGGTGTTTCTGGACGCGCGGCATTCTCAGGCACTGGCACGCACTTCCACACAGCCGTGAACCCGTGGCCAGCCTTAGTGACCATCCATTTGTAAATGTAAACATCATCCATGTTTGTCAACGTGACGCGCACAAGATTCGGATCAATTGAAAGTCGATCAGACAACTCGTTTGACGTAAGACCATTTGGCCTGCAACGAAGCAGCGCTTCTCTGATTTTTTGTTTGGTTGTTACTTTCATTGTTGACTCCTGATTTTTTCTATTGCTCTCTTGAGGTAAATCGCCTTGTCAAGCGTCTCCTCGTATGCGTGCTGTAGCCAATCTTCAAGCGGAAGATCACTATCGGCAACAGACACGCCGTACTTTTTCATCCCAAGCTCTTGGCGCTTCTCAATGTCTTCGCACACCAGTGCTTCGATACCGTGCGCAGCCATTAAACAGTCGCCTCATCGCTACGTTTCTGCTTGGCCAGCCACTCAGACACGTCATTGGCATCCCAAACGACGCGATTGGATCCTGGCATCACGATGCGCGGCGGCAGCGTCTCTGGGCGGCGAGAAACGTCTACGCGAACCGTCAATGGAGAGCGGCCAAGAATCTCGGCCATGTCTTTGATCTTCAATAATTTCTGCATTTTCATCTTTCGATTGTGTTGGTTTGAAACAAGTATATCACGATTTGTTAAAGAAACAACTAAATTTTTTATTTTTCGCAAATCACTCTTTGATGAATTTGCCGTTGGGATGCAGGTAGCCTTTGCGATCTTTTATCTCGTCGTACGCCAGAGCCAAGCAATCGACCAGATCAACGTCTGCGATTGCGCAGGCATTGATAACTGTCACTACAACATCTCCAGCGGCATCTTTGAATTTTCCGATCCAGAATTGATATGCCGGATCGTCTTTTGGAGTGCCAAGAGAGTCCAGCACATACAAAGCAGTGGAGGCCTCAAGCAATTCACCAGACTCCTCAACAGTCTTCTGAGCCTGAGCCTTAGACGTGCTGTTTTGAATGATTTTTCTAGCCTCAGACCATTGAATGACCTTCATCTCCAGCTCTGAATAACTCATGGCTTCACCCCAAATACATTGATGTCGGCCTTCAATTTGCCTCGGCTGAGTTTTTGAATCTTCAGCTGCGCCATTGCAGGGATTTTTCCTCGTGAGCGCCAGTTGCTGATGCAAGGCTCGCACACACCGAGAACTTCGGCCAGCTTGCGCTGTGTTTTGTAGTGTTTTATTGCTTCATCTAAGTGCATGATGGTTCCTAATTGTTCACAGTTGTGATTGTAACACTCAAGGCTTTCAGCTCCTTTGGCTTCATTCGCAGAATGTCAGCGCGGGTGAATCCGCAGGTTTGGTATGGGCCGAAGCCGGTCTTGACCTGAATCTCTGAGAGCTTATTGAAAATCTCCTCCTGCAACGCCTGCTTAGCAAGTCTGGCTTCGATGATCTTTTCGGCGCGTCCTTTGCTCATGCCTTGTTGCACGAGTTCATCAACAGTCTGCGCCTTGCCCTGTTGCAGCATCCTGTCGCGGCGCATTTTCTCAATCTGAGCCTGCTGAATTTCCTTGAGCTCGCCTTCGATGTGCTCGATCTTTCTGGCTTTTATCTCATAGACATGGCCACAGTTCGGGCATACCGGTTGAGGCTCATGGATCGAGAAACACTCTGGGCAGCACTTGACCTTGACATCATCTTCGTCGTCATCCTCGGCCTTGCGCTTCTTTTTCTTGACGCCTTCGAGCGTCCAGTCGCGATCTTCATCTGGCAAGCCATGGCGCATCACGTTGCCAGCGTGATCCAGCAGAATTGCCGTCTTTCCAGCAGCAGGTCGCAGTGCGCGGCCCCATCGTTGTAAGGCGTTCACCAGCGATTGCGTCGGAGCCAAGTCAACCACGCAGTCGATCGTCACATCTTGCTGAGCAATGCTGGCCAGATCGAAACCTTCGCTGAGAATGTTGACGTTGGTGATGACCATGATCTTGCCGTTCGCGAAATCGACAATCGCTTTGTCGCGCTCGGCGTCATCAGTTCCGCCGTCAATGTGCGCAGCAGGAATGCCGTTCTCATTGAACTCGGCAGCAACGTGCTTACTGTGTTCGACGGAGACGCAGAAAATAGCCGTTTTGAGGCCGTTTGCGTGCTTGCGCCAATGAGTAATGGCATCACCAGTGATTTGCGGCTTGTCGACCACTTCCTGCAAGTCTGAGGCGGCATAGTCACCCATGCGCGTCTTGACGGATGACACGTCGATCTGGTGTTGAGCGGTGAACACGCGATACGGCGACAGAAATCCGTTTTCAATCAGCCAGCGCATTGGAGGCGCTTCGATGATGGTGTCTGCGTAACCGCCATGGCCTTTGCCTAGCCCGCGGCCGTCAAGTCGCTGCGGTGATGCCGTGACGATCAGACTGACGTTGCCGACAGCTGGCCCATAGCGATCCATAACGCGACCCCATGCAGTGTTTTGCACAACATGATGACCCTCATCCTGAATCACGATCGCCTTGGCTGGTTTTGCAATTCGCTTCGACAGTCTGGCAATTGCGGCGTCGATTGAATCGAACCGGCCCACGATTGTCTGCACAGATCCAACCATGGTCGATGACGTTGTATCGACGAACGATTTACCAAAGGCTTTGAACTGCGCGATCTTAATTGCGCGAACCAGTGCAGGTGTAGCGATTACGTTGTGCGGCAAAGCAAATCTGGCCAGAGACAGGCTGATCTGACGAATGATTTCCTTGCGGTGCGCAGCAATCAGGATTGCGTTGTTTTTGTCAGCGGCGTTCTTTGCAATGTAGCTAAACATCACAGTCTTTCCAGCTCCTGTGGCGGCTACAAGCAATGGGCATTTGTAGCCGTCAGCGAATGACTTGCGAACTTCGTTGACGACATCTTGCTGATACGGGCGGAGTGTGATTGTCATAGGCGCTCCATAACCATGAAATACGAATGATGGATGCGAGCGTGTTTCTGCACTTTCTTTTTTGTTCCTTCAGTTTGCGGAATTGGCATACGAGTTTTCGCAGCAAGTATGAATAGATCTTTCAATCGAAACATTCCTTCAGACCATTTGATGATGTTTGCGTGGGTGCAGTGCATCTTGTGGTTGTGGATGATGTCTTGGCACTTGATGACGAAGATACCCTTCTTGCTTAGAAGTCGATGCGCCTCATTGATTGTTCCGCGATAGTGCTCTTCCAGCTCTTCATAACGCCAGTACCCACTGAATCGCTTACCCATTACTGAGTTGTGCTCACGACCTGATTTGATGTACGTCAAGAATGGCGGATCAAAAATAACTGACTCCAGTGATCCATCATTCATTGGTACATTCACGCTGCTTGCCATCTGTGTGTCATGCGTTTGCGGGTCAAGATCAAACTTAAACAATGGCCCTGTGATGTTTTTCCAGAAACCGCCGTTTCCGTATGTCAGGTCTGCGTCAAACCAACGAATGCCACACAACTCCATGATCGACTTAATGATGTAGTCTTGGTCATAACTTACTGATTGAATTGAACTCACTTCGGCTGCTCCGACAATTTGTTGCCGCGCTTGTTTACGCAGACAATCTTGCCCGAGTCCGTGACAACGAACCAAGCATTCGGCCCGCCGATTTTCTTGCACGCTTGGTAAGCCTCGATCTTGTCTGGTTTTGTGTCGAAGTAAAAATACTTCGGCTCAAATGCGTGACCGTCGAGCATATAAGAGCGGCTCAGGATGATTGCGATTGCTATGGCGTATAGCCAGTTTTTGATCATAGTGTTCTCCCGATTTCTGCTGCTGCTCTTACGATTGCTCGGCGGGTTGCTGCGTATGGATCATTGTTTTCGTCTTCATCTACGCAAGCGCCAAACCTATGTGAGTAATCAGCGCACTCTTTATCCCAAGGATATGCTTCACCAACATAGACTTTCATCGACAACTTCACAGCCAAACGCAGCGCATCACCATCGTCTGTTAGTGGGTTCCAAGGTAGGCCGCCAGATTCATCTTCCATGATTTCCATTGTTGGGCCATAGTGACCACTATCATGCCAATGCACAGTTAATCCAGCCGCCTTTGCAGCCAGTTCTAGCTGTTCTTTATCTGTCATGACAACACCTTCGCATGAGCAGCAGCAGCAATAGCCTTCAACAGCAGTGATTCGCTGACTGCTTCTCCTGCTTCGACGTATGGGGTTTTCTTGAAGAACTCTGGGTAGCTAATGAATGCTACGTGCTCAGACTCGTTCGTTACGTGATACATAGAGTACGACTCGTTTTTCGCAGTGAACAAGCCAACATGAGGCCAGCTCTTCTTTAGGTTCCAATCTGTTGGTGCTAAATCCACCTCATGTATTTCGATCAAGTATTTCATTGCGCTCTCCTGTTGTGAAAACTGAAATATATCACACCTGTGAAGTTTTGCAAGAAATATTTTTAAATTATTTTTTCACAAGCGTGAAGTTCTGTGATACACTGACTGCTCATCAACAACGAAAGTAAGTCGTGAACTACATCACCACAACCCTCACAAACGAGGAATATCATGCAATGGATGGCATCTCAAGTAGCCACTTCAAAGTAATGGAGCGATCTGCGCTTCACTACTGGCAAGCCTACGTGAATCAAGAGCGTGAAAAGAAAGAAGCAACAGCAGCAATGCTGACTGGCACTGCCTGTCACACTGCGCTTTTTGAGCCGCAGAACTTCCGCAAGGACTTCATTGAGGTTCCGGAAGGTATTGACCGTCGCACCAAGGAAGGCAAGCAGTTGTTTGCTGACATTGAGGCCAAAGGTCAAACGCCATTCAAGCCTAACGAGTATCGCGAGATCCTGAAGATGGCTGAGCTGGCCAGCAAACATCCAGTCATGTCAATGCTTCTCTCTCACGAGAACTGCATCATCGAGAACTCGATCTTCATCACAGACGAAGAAACATCGCTCACACTGAAGATTCGCCCAGACTTGGCCATCATGCCTTGCGAACAATTTCCAAACGGATTGATTCTGGATGGCAAAACAACGCAGGACGCGTCACCACACGAGTTCGGCCGTTCGTACTGGAATCTCGACTACCACTACCAAGCAGCGTTTTACTGTGATGTGTGGCAACGATTCTGGCGCACCAACGATCGTCCACCGTTCCTGTATTTCTGCCAAGAAAAAGATGCGCCATACGCAACGGCTATGTACTCGGCTCCATCAAAGATGATCGACTACGGCCATAAGCGTTACCGCGAGCAACTCGCGAAGATCGTCGAATGTCATCGCAAACAAGAGTGGCCAAGCTACTCAAAAGAAATCACAAATCTGTTGTTGCCAGTTTGGGCTGAAAAGGAGATTGACGGTGTCTAACAAAGATCACATGAACTATAAGGACGGTCACTTCAACTGTCATGCTTGCGGCGCAAAGCAAGCCGTGAAGTTTCCGATTGAAGTGAGCGAGTACACATTGGCGATGAAGAAATTCATCAATGCTCATGGCGACTGCAAAACCAAAGAGGTGAAGCATGAAGAAAAACGTGATTGAGATTGGCAAGGTCTACTCGCCGCGTAAGCCGAATGCGCGAAGCACACACAGACGAGTGGTTGCTGTGCATAACGGGTTTGTTTCGTATTCGGATGGTGGCGATCTGAATAAATTTTGCTCTGAGAAATCGTTTCGACGGGCTGTTGTTTTTACTAAGGATGAAAAATGAAAGTTACTAAACTGCAAAAAGAAGCAATCGTTCGAGCAATCATGAACGATGTGCCAAAACCAGATAAGTCAAAGCGTAAAGATTCTGTTCAAGCAATTCTGACAAAGGCAATGACGCCTGAGTGTCGCAAGGTATTTCTCAGAAGCCCAGAAATATTTGAGTCTACATACGTCAGTGAAATATCGTATCCAGAAGGCGGATGGTCTTCTCGAAAAGTTGTTGTTGGTGATGCTCCGTCAGTAACTTTGCCAAATGCAATTGCGGCATACAAAGCAGAAGATGCAAAACATGAAGAGGCGTATAGAAATCTAAAGAACGCAATCATGGCCTGCACAACGCTGAAGGCTCTTGAGACAACTTTTCCAGAGTTCAAGAAATACTTCCCAACAGCAGCGCAGCCAACTAAAAATCTTCCAGCACTTGCCAATGTTGTTTCTGACTTGAGCAAGCTCGGCTGGCCCAAAAAATCAGGAGCAACAAAATGAGTTTTGAAGTACGCAAAGCACAGCGCCAAGGCGCACGTTTATTGATTCAACTGTCTGGCGTGTCTGGCTCTGGCAAGACATACACAGCGTTGCAGTTGGCTTACGGTCTGGCTGGTAATGATGCGAACAAAATTGTCCTCATCGACACTGAAAATCGCCGTGGTTCACTGTACGCAAACGCACTGCCACAACCGTTCAACATCATCGACTTCTATTCACCATTCAGCCCTGATCGCTACATTGCAGCAATCGAAGCTGCGTGCAATGCTGGCGCTGAAGTGATCGTGATTGACTCGGTGACGCATGAGTGGGAATCAGAGGGAGGTTGCGAGTGGATCGCAAATCAATCGCGCTTTCCAGATTGGAAGACGGCGAAGAAACTGCACAAGCGCTTCATGACGTATATGCTCCAGTGCCCTGCTCACATCATTGCTTGCACTCGCGCTCGTGAGAAGGTTGATTTCTCGAATCCGAAAGAGCCAATCAAACTTGGCATCCAGCCGATCCAAGAGAAGAACTTCTCATACGAAGCCACTGTAAGTCTGATGATGCAGAATCAAGGATATTCACAAGACTTGTTGAAGTGCCCAGCTGAATTGCAAGGCATTCTCGGTCGTGGTCAAGGCTACATTACATCGGAAGATGGAATGTCGCTGCGCAACTGGGTTGACGGCGCTGAGAAGGTTGATCCTAAGATTGAACACCACCGTGGATTGATCTTGAACTCGACAGAGGGCGGTATGGAATCACTGAAGGCTCAGTGGTCGCAGACTCCTGCTGACATCCAGAAGGTGCTCGGCAAAGCGTTTTTGGATTCTGCAAAGGCATCTGCAAAAGCGTTCGACGACCAGCGAGCATTTGGCACCGCGAATGAAGACGAGAGCATTGCTTCGTTGAACGCGATTGCAAATAAGCAGCAACCTGTGGCAGAGACGCACACAGAGCAGACACAACCACAACCACAACCAGAGAAAGCAGACGATGACGAACCAATGTTTTGATCATCGAGCAGTCAAGGTCAACTTCGTGCTTGGTATCGACGAGATCAATTTGATTCTCGAAGGTTTAAAAACCAGAGATCCAGCACAAGCAAAGCCACTGTTCGAGATGATGAGAAACGCGGCGATTGAAGAGATCAAGGCCGCACAAGAATCCCACAACGCATTAACTCAGGAGAAATAAAATGCAAATTATTGGTGTAGCCCGTTTGGGCAAAGACTGCGAACTTCGCCATATTCAGTCAGGCGATGCAGTAACAAATCTTTCACTGGCGTACAACTACGGCAAGAAAGATCAGCAAGGCAATCGTCAATCACAGTGGATCGAAGGAGTTCTATGGGGCAAACGCGCTGAAGGCTTGGTGCAGTACCTTGTCAAAGGCCAGCAAGTTTGCGTCACGCTGGATGATGTGCACACTGAGGAATACACGAAGAACAGCGGCGGCACTGGCTTCAAACTGGTTGGCACGGTGACGAATATCGAGTTCGTCGGCAGCAAGCCCGACAACGCTGGCCAGCAACAGCAAGCGCGTCCTGCTGCGGCTCCAGCTCAGCGTCCACCGGCTCCTCCAGCTCAGCGCCGAGGTCATCCAGACGATATGGACGATGACATCCCGTTCTAACGAAAAAAATGCCGCAGGTTTCGGTCTGCGGCATTTAACGTCCCTTGGAGAAACGGCAACTTACGGTTGAAATTTTACTGGAGTTGCCGTGTTAAAAGAAAAAAATATTCAAAATGCTTCACTACTTGCAATCGGTTCTGATCCAGACGTTTTGGCAATGCGACTTCAATCGGGCGTCTTTCGCTCAATGGATGATCCAAGTCGAATCGTTAAAGTCGGAACGCCAGGCGTCTCGGACTCGATCGCGATTGTCAAAGTCGTCATCACACCAGACATGGTTGGAAAGACCGTTGCAGTCTGCGCAGCCGCAGAGTTCAAGACACTCAAAGGCAAACAGCGAGAGGCGCAAGTCAAGTGGGAGCAAGCGTTCAACAAGCGGGGTGGCCGGTATCGTCTTATCAGGTCGCCACAACAGATGAAGGAGTTTATTGATGAAGTCAAAACAAACCCATGGTGTTACTGAGTGGTTTCCATCCAGCATCAAGCCTGTGCGTGCTGGTGTTTATGAGGTTCACACGCCTGTCTGTGTTGCAAATAATTTTGCGTATTACGATAAGGAAGGATGGAGGCTTTGCGCACGAACTATTAGTGATGCAACAAAGGCAAATGTTATGCCATTCTTATCAAGAGACATGAAGATTAAAGATTCATGCTGGCGCGGACTATCCAGCAAGCCATGAGTAACAAAACCCACGCAGCTGAAGCAGAGCTACTGAAGTTTCTGGAGAGGCGTAGCAATACGTCTTTCTATGTCTTCAGAGTCGTGCAGTGGCTGAAAGAAAAATACCCAGATTCGCACGCGAAGTTGTTGCCGAAGCTGCGTGTCATTTATAAGGAGAAGCGCAATGCAGAGAGATGATGTGATGGAGATGGCAAGACAGGCTGGTATTCGTTTGGATAAGCACAATGGTGGATTTGTAGACGCATCCGAACTTAAACGCCTTGTAAAACTGGTAGAAGACAAAACGAGAAAAGAATTGCGCGAGGAAATCATTTACACATGGGTTCCACCTCATTTTGTTGATCTTGCTGTTAAAGAGGAGCGTGAGGCTTGCTTAAAGATTGCTGAATCAATGAGTTTAACAAGTGCAAACATGAACAAAACGTGGCGCACTGGCTGCCGCGATGTAGCTGAAGCAATCAAAGCAAGAGGTGAAGCATGACAACGCAAATAGACAGCACAGGTAAAGCCGCCGTAGATCACAACTACTTCTGGCAACCGATTGAAACCTGCCCACGCGGAGCTAAGGTGCAGCTGCTCGGAAAAGGCGGAGTGGCCATGTACGGTGAGTACCACGGCAAAGGCGACTTCTACACGCACTGGGCTCCGTTGCCAAAGCTGAGACGTGATTCACAAGTGTGATATAGTTTTTGAGACGTGGCTAGATAGAGGGTAGCTCCCCGAGTCGAAGAGTGACTGACCATCACCTGCCTCCGTCTTCTTTCTGGTCAGTTCGCAAGGTCAAACGATGAAATCCGCAATAGCAAAAACATTCAAGTCTCTGTTCACTCGGCATCAAGCCATTGAGATCCGAATCAAAACCAAGCAAGGTATGTCCGGCTGGTTTTTCGGCAAGAACAGCAGCAAAGAAATTCTGGGCCTGATTGAACGACACGATGGAATCGCCGATGCGATCTATGTGACGCTCAATCCAATCAAGCCTGAAGCACTCTCTCGCACTGGAGAGCAGCGATCTGCGCTCACAAAGGATGCTGACATTGATCGTCGGTACTTCATTCTGGTTGACGTTGATCCTGTTCGGCCTGCTGATGTGTCTAGCACCGGCGAAGAGAAAGAAAACTCGCTCATCGTCATATCCAAGGTCGAGCAATACCTGAAGTCATGCGGTTGGCCAGATCCATATACAGCAGACTCTGGCAACGGCTACCACCTGATCTATCCATGCGACATGGAAAACAACGAGGAATCAACCAAGCTGGTTCGCGCTTTCCTGAATGAGCTAAGCAACAAATTCAGCGACGAGCACGCTAAGGTTGACACTGTGGTTTACAACGCCGCACGAATCGTCAAACTGTACGGAACCATCGCCAAGAAGGGCGAGGAAACGGATGAGCGCCCACATCGCCGCTCGATGCTTCTGTCGGTAGGCTCATCTGATGAGCTCGTGACGCCTGAGATGCTGCGTTCTTTTGCTGCGGTTCCAGTCGCGGAAGAGCCAAAGAAAAAACCAGCTGCCTCGGCTCCAATTGCTGGCGCGTCAAACATGAAGTACGTGCTCACGGCGTTGCAGGATGCCGTCAACAAGGTTCAAAACGCACCTTCTGGCGAGCGCAACAACACACTCAACAACGAAGCCTTCAGCATCGCTCAGTTCGTCGGCTCTGGCCAGCTCAGCGAACCTATGGCATGGCACGCACTGTCGGACGCTGCCGAGGTGAACGGTTTAGACACCAACGAGATTGACGCTACGCTGCATAGCGCGTTCTCAAAAGGCAAACTGAAGCCTCGGTATGCACCAGAGGTAAAACAGCGCTCTGTGGCCGCTCCTGAGCCCGTCAGAGCTCCAGAGACGATAGATCCTGACACTGGCGAGATCATTCAGCAGTCTGATGAGCCAACGAAATACCACGCGCTGTCGCAAGAGGCTTGGGAAGAGTTCAATTCGCAGTGGGTCTACATCGAGTCATCCAAGACGTTCATTCACCTAAAAACCATGCGCCAGCTCACGGTGGATGCGTTCAACATGACACACGCAGCCTTGTTTGCGTCGTATATGCCTGCCGAGGCTGGAAAGAAGCCAAACGCGGCCCTGTACCTGATGAAAGACCAAGCAGGTGCAGCGGTGCACAACACGATGTATCTGCCAACGATGTGGAACGGCAACCCGATCTTCGAGATCGACGGCATTCGATACCTCAACACGTACAACGAGATCGGCACGCCGAAGATCGACGAAAACTGGCAGCAGCACGACGCATGGCAGATCTGCCTGAATCACCTGAAGACCATATTGCCTAACGACTGGATGGATGTGCTCATGTTTATGGCACACAACGTCCAATACCCTGGCAAGAAGATTCTGTGGGCTCCGATCATCGTCGGCATCCAAGGTGATGGTAAAACGGTTTTGGCCAAGATCATGGCCGCAGCCATGGGTGCAAAGAACACCAAGGTAGTCGGCCTGCAAGCCACGCGCTCGGAGTTCAACTCATGGGCCGAGGGTAGTTGTCTGGCTGTGTTCGAGGAAATCCGTGCGCCTGGCCATTCGCGCCACGACTTCATGAACAAACTCAAGGAGCTCATCACCAACGATGTGATCGACGTGGTGGCCAAAGGGCGCGACGGCCGAAACGTGGTCAACACCCAGAATTACATGGCGCTAAGTAACTTCAGGGACGCGCTGGCCATTGACGAGCACGATCGACGCTGGGGCGTGTTTTTCACCAAGTTCAAAGACCGCGCGGAGGTCGTTGCAACTTTCGATCAGGACTACTGGTCGAGATTGAATGATTACGCGATCAAGGGTTTTCCCTCGGTTTTACGCGGGTGGCTGCTGAGCATTGATCTGGCCAGCTTTGATCGCAACGCTGGGCCGAAGATGACGGACGCCAAGATGCTGATGGCGAAGAACAGCATGAATGAAAACACGCAATCGGTGCAGGAGGCGATTGAGATTGGTGGCCGAGGGGTCAGCAAGCAGATCGTGTCAACACGCTGCCTTACGTCCCTTATTGGAGATCTTGAGCGAACCAGCATCAACACCAGCAGGCTCTCTTCTGCTCTCCAGTCATTGAAGTTCAAAAACGCAGGCATCGTCAAGTGGGATCGCGGAACACATCGAGTCTGGGTTCCTGAGTCCATGGAGCTGAAAGAGGGTGATTCATTGACCGCAACACTGCGTTCACTGCTGGATGACACGATGCACCGGTGAGGTTACAAGTTGGGCAGCTTGTAACCTACTTGTAACCTCACTTGTAACCTTTGGAAACCCGCATGAATACTCACTATTCTTCTAAAAGGTTACAAGTTCTGTGAAGTATACAAGTTATAGAGAGAGAATGTATAAAGGGCAGCACAGAGGTACCCGCAGCGCCTCCGCCACAAAACTGGCTGGAACTGCGCACAACTTGTAACCTGTAACCTTTTGGTCGAGAAGCCAGTAACCATGCGGCTTGCGACAGGTTACAAGCAAAACGCTAGCTTGTAACCTTCTGACACGAAACTTACAATGTGAAGAAAAACGCTGACTGGAAACTTACATGAGCCGCCACACCCATCTGTACCAAAACAACGCTTGGAAAGACCTCCGGCGCAATCAATTGCAGAAGCAGCCGCTGTGCGAGTTCTGTCTGGCTCGTGGAATCATCACCATGGCGACCGTGTGCGATCACATCGAACCACACCGTGGCGATCTTGACAAATTCTGGTCTGGCCCGTTCCAAAGTTTGTGCGCAGAGTGCCACAACGTCGACAAGCAGCGAATCGAAAACGGCTCAGATGCAAAGCCGTTTGTAGGACTGGATGGCTGGCCGAAATAATTTTCGACTTGAAATCAAGGATCGTTTTTGCCCCAAAAAATCCACGGAGGGGGTCTAGGCACGTAAAAATGGCCGTGAAACTGACAAACCTTACAAAACTTACAATTCTTACGTGAAACAATAGTGTTTCACGGCGAGAAAAGTTTTGCAAACCGTCTCTAAGTGCTTGATTCATATAGTATTTTATGAATCTGGCTTTTACACCGCTTAACAAACCGCTTAACCGTATGCACCGCGCCGCGTTACCGCCGCGCCCTTGAATCAGTCACCGCTCCGCCTTATCTGTACCGCGCCGCCGTTTTGCCCGTATTGCACCGCATACGCGCCGCCGTACCGCTTAACCCGCCGCCGCTTTGCATACGCCGCGCCGTGATTCGTTGCCCCATTCGTCGCCGCGTGGTGCATTACTGGAAAGTAACCCGCGCGGGTTCAATCAGTACCCGCCGCGCGTCATTCATGCACCCAGCACGCGCCGCCGTAAACCCAGCAAAACGCCGCCCATGGGCCGCGCTTCGCTTAGTAGGTGCACCGCATACAAAACGACAAACGAAGCGCCCACGGGCCGTTTTTACGGTGTAAGCGCTTACTAACTTAGCAGCTTAAAAAAAACGCGGGAAACCCCGCGCCTTTTTTAAAATGCCGTATCAGTCAAAAGAATTGAGAAGAACCCAAAAATCGGCGGCTTTGCAAACCCGATAAAACGGCGTTTTATCTAGCGAATGGCAATAAATTAGCCCGTTTTCGTCAATCGAATCTATCCGGTGTAAAGTTTGCCCAAGTGTGGTAATTACCCCAATGTTTCCTTTTTCCATGGTTTCCCCTTACATACTAAAAATACGAATATGTGCCATATATGCGCGGAACGCTTCACGCTCCGCCCGATACCGCGCAGCGCCGCGCGTTTTGCACAATTCGCGGTGAATAAGTGTCTCTGTGTTTGTTTCTCGCCGTGTAGCGACGGCAACAAAAGAACCGTTTTCTTTTGTGGTTCGGCTTTTGAAAGTAACGCCCGTTTTTTGGTTTGTTAGTTGCATGGTTGCACCCATTCAGTTTTAGAAAAGTAAAAAACCAGCTCAAAATCACAGAGTAAAGCGGTACGGCTTGAGCGCTTAATGCAAAGGTTGCCGTTGCAGTAAAAATTAGCGCCAATGGGTAATTGTGAAAAAATCATTGTTCCCCCTTATCCGAAAATAATTTTTGTATGCGTGAAGCCGTTTTCATGGGCCCATGTACGGGCGGCATTCGTTAGGTTTTGCGCGGTGTCACCGCTTAGGCTTTTAAGTAGCTGCCCGCGATAAATTACGTCGCTACAAAACGCATTTTTAGTGCCGAAAATGTGATTCGTACGAATCGTTGCCGTTTTCTGTTTCATGGTTTCCCCTTATCTGTAATAGCGCAACCCGTCAATCGGGCAAACAATAAATTTTTTAATGTGTCGCTCAATAGAGCAAAAAACGCCGCTCTTCTTTTGTACCGCGTTTGCATAATCTATCGCTTCACATTGGGTAGAAAAACGGCGCTTACCGCCCACAATAAAACATTCAAACAAAGAAACTGGAATTTCTTTGTAATGTGTAGCCCCGTGGCCGAAACGAATCTCCGAAGCGGTAGGGTTTCTATGCGCGGTAAGGCGCGGGCCGGTGCATGAATAATCAAATTGCATTTTTATCCCCTTTCTTTTCTTCATTAAAAACGCGCAAAATTTCCCGCGCTTGCGCTTCGCTTATGTTTAGCCACTTAGTTGCCCCGCCTTGCTCATTGCAAATTTTTAAGCGTAATTGACCCTCAAAGCCCAAAACGGCGCAAATTTCTTTTTGCTCATAATTCATGTTTAGCCCCTTAAATTTTTGAAGCGTCAAAGCAAAACGAAAAGCCACGCCCGTCAGCGCTATCGCCAAAACGCATATCTTCTAAATTCCAGTCTAAATTGTGCTTTTTAACTAGCGCCTTAACCGCCTCAAAATGGCATTTTTCGCCGCTTAGCTCATACGGGTAAGAGATAACCGCCGCAAAGCCTTTGAAATCCCCGTAACCCGCCGTATATGCTTTAATTCTTGCGCCACGGCT